AAGTAAGCATTAACTGCATCTGGATTCATATTCTCTACAAAAGCTACTCCAGAAGAAGATAAAGCCACTTGTCCCGAAGCAGAAGATGAAGAAGTAAAAACAGGTCTTTGCAAACAAATTAAATAACTTAAACTATCTGTTGTTTTATAATGTAAGTTTGCTCCATCTTTATCTGGAACATAAATTCCATTTTTCCACAATAGGTTATCATTTACACTTACTTCTCCATTATTTATAGAAAAAGCTTCATTAATTTTTGAAAAATCTGTTATGTGAGGAGTACCAGATGGACTATTAAAACAAGTATTTCTGTCTGTACTTCCAAGAGTATGGCTATAGCCGTCGCCATAAGTGAAGTCTAAATGTAATGCAGAATAACTTGAATAATGTCTATTTGTGTATCCGATTAATTCTCCTCGTTGTATAAAAGTTTCTCCATCTGAATGAGTAAAATCTGGTATTCCAGAAGCATTAATTGGGCCAAAACTCCCTGGTCCTGGAGTAATATCAATTCCAATATCATTTTTTATTATATTGGCAATTCTCTCAGATACACCACCCATTTCAAGATAATTGATAAATATTGGGCCATGTTCATCATGACGGTCTGTTTTTACTATAACAACAAGTCCGGCTTGCTTTTCACTATTTCGACAAGCTATAGTAGTAATCGTTCCATCGGTCATTGAGTAAACTGGTTGGTCTGCCCCACAACCCCAGTCTAATTTACTATATCCGTGTGATGAATAAGAGTGAGGACGCGCGTTTGCCGGCGCGTCCCCGTTAAGATAATTTATTGCATAATCTCCAAGTGGATGATAATAATAATTTGCCATTACCTTCAACTCCTTTAACTAAGCGGATCTATTAAATAGTATCCACTGGTGTAAGATGAGCTTCCCATTGATCCTAATGTAGTGATCATATCCAATAGAGACTTATCCATAGCAAGATTACCGTCAGAAATCTGGTACATCTTGCCCCAATCCATCCACATATAACCAGAATTTGATAAAATAAATTGAGGATTTGAAACCCTAATTTTATCGGGCAATAACTTAAAATCTTTCATATTAAGTTTTTTACCATAGTAATTTAATAATTCGCCGCCCATATAAAGATAGCCATTTTTAAGTACAGTAATAATATTATTATATACTATTTGACCGCCACTATCTTTACCTTTTAAAGCAATTGTAAACACACGTTCAGCTCCAGCTTGTGCTTCTGCCGCGGCCTCTTTAACATCTGGATTATAAATAACACTTTGATCTAAATCTTCATTATTAAATACTTTATCAAGAGATTTTAATAATGAAATATTTCCATTTGAAGATAGATGTACTCTATCTGAATGCTCATAATTTTTTGAAATTGTATAAATATCAATATATTGAATAGGCACTCCTTGAATTGTTTTTTCGGCTAAACTTTTTATTGCATTGTTCCTTTTTTCTATGTTCACATTTGTAATTTCTTTATATTCATCAATTATTTTTTCATCTGCTGCAATAATTGAAACAACAGAAATACTATTAATTTCCTCTGCTAAGGCAGCAACATTAGAAATTAAATTTAAATACTCGTCAACATAAGTTTCATCAGTGTCATCCTCTTCATATGGATCATTCATTCCCAAAAAGAAGGCTAAATTTTTCTTTCCTGCTAATGGAATATTTTCAATCTTAATTGTTTCCTCAGAAAATCCTGCGCCAATAACTCCATATGCATTTTTAAATGTTTCACCAGATATTGTTATATTATTTAAACCATTAGTAATGGAATCTCCAATTATAATGAAATCATCAGCATAGATATTAATTCCGCCACTTCTGTTTCGCATATATGTTGCGGGGCTCTGAATCTCATTAGAAGGAGAGATCGTATATTCGTCCTGCAGTCCTGCTTTATTATTAATGAATATTCCAACTTCTTGCGTTTCTATATCAGAATAATCCGTTTCAAAAGATTCTCCCGTGTATTCTTGATTTCTCCAATAGTTGTATTTAATACCATCTATTTGTCCTTCTTGAAAATAAAATAATTGTTCTATCATTTCTACTTCATTTCCAATTGATAATCCTACAATATCATAGTATTCAACAGGAATTTTATTCTGATCTTGTGAGTATGTTTTCAAAGAGGCATTTGTATTTTTTGCGGTACAAAACATTAACTGTTGTACACTACCTTCATAAACAATAACATCAGAGTCAAAGGTGTCTGTTTTAACGCTCTGGAATAAATATAAGGTCTCCCCTGTACGAAGTATTCCATTTCTATTTTCCAATATTGCAAGAATATTTGACAAATAAATTCGACCATTTTGAATATCTAAAGTGTTTAATTCTTCTTTTGTTATTTCATAAGAAGTAAAAGACATTGCGTAAGCCGCCCATTGGGATGGGTCTAATTTCTTAACTGAGTTTTGATTTGTTTTTTGATATTCAATATTGTAGTTTTTATTAGTTAATTTTACATCAGTCCAAATTTCTAAATTCTCCGCTTCAACAATTTCAAAATAGAAGTCTTCTTCCTCTTGTATCAATGTCTTCCCTACAACAATTGTTCCTAAGCCATTAATATCTTGTGTTTTAATAAATTCATTATAGTAACTTGTATATCTTTCATTGTCTGTAAAGTAAAATGCATTCATTTTTTCAATGGCCAGAGCATTATTATAATTATAGACATAAACTGTATTTAAACTTTGACCTGTATTCTCTCCGTCTAATACTTTGTTTGTAATAAACATTTCTCCCGTTAGAGACAGTCTTGCAGAATAGTCGCCCTCTTCTCCGGAATAATCTGATGCTGTTTCAGTTTTGAAAATAGCTTGGCCTTTATCATTATACAAATAAAAACCAATATTCTGATCAATTAAATCCAATTCAGTCTTATAATCGCCAGAGTAATTTCTATTGTTATCGTTTTTAAATTCATATCCCGCGCGCAAACGAACATTATTATTTTCAATTAAGCTTAAACCATATTTATTAAATCGGGCAAAATCAACTAAACCATTTGTGCTTGTTGCAGGGTTACGATAAGCATTTAAACCATCTTTATCCCATAAGAAATAAATAAATTTCCATCAACAATTTGAATTTTTGAGGCATCTAATTGTCCAAATTTAATGTAATCGGCGTTAATACCATTAGGTCCTACGCCAATATCCCAAGTTTGTCCATTATCTTTTGTAAATAGTAATCCTTCTCCATTTAGTTTATAGCCCAACGCAGTATTATTGATATTTTTACCCTGTACGCCCTCATCATCCATGACAATATTTTCACTATAATGGTCAACGAGAGTTATGTCTCCATCAAATAAAGTACCTTGCAAAGCTTCTTTTGAAATATATTTTGTTGCGGTAAAATTAGAGGCTCTTTTATATGTGTTCTCATTAAATGTTAAAGATTGTACAGAAGCACTAATTGATTCAAATAATTCATCAAAAGAAGAAGTATAATTCTTTACTTCAATTGAGTTATTCATTGGATTATCCAAATCATCGGTTACACTTGAAATAAGAACCTTTTGCTTATTAGGTAAGCCTGTCTTTTGACTAATACCAAAGAAATCTATATCTTCAACATAAGAGGTATCTGCAACGTCAAAATTATAGTCTTTATCTAGTGTACTTAGATCTATAACGCTAATATTATAAGTAATTTTAGGCTGAGAAGAATCGTTCAATACACTTACCGCCGCCCAATAATACTCATTATCCGTAAGATAATTGTCGTCTGTCCATGTGCCCTCTTTTAAGAATGGCTCATATTTTTTATAAAAAATTTCTGAGATATCATTAATTTTATTTAACCATTTAGCACGTTCTTTCTTCCAGACATTCACTTGCTTTTTCATGTCTGCATACTGGCCAACCTTACCATTTATTGGGTATAAATACTTATCCAATATTTCTTCTTTGAACTTCTCCCAACTTGAAAAATAAGGAACATAATCTGAATCTTCAAATCCATCAATGAAAAGTCTCCAGAAATATTCCCCTTTGCAAAAATTATCTTGCGCCGGCGCGCCAAAATAATCACTTGCATCTGAGATCCTTATTTGTACGGGCGATTCTGGATTTCTAGCATCTGTGAAATAATCTCCAGTAAAGAATAAAGTTTCAATTAATCCCCAGAGGATTGTAGATTGTTCCTTCATTTTTGTCAAGTAATTTTTGTAGGTATCAGAAATTGTATATTCATGTTCTCCATCTTTATAAGAAGAAACTTTAAATTGATACATCTGCTGACTTATTTTTTGTTTTTCAACAAGTGAAGCTGTAACTCCTTCAATATTTGTAATGTTTTCAGCTTCTAATTGTGTCATCGTCTCTCCCGTTAAATTAATTATTAAATTACTTAATTTATCATATTGAGTATTATAATAACCAATAGTAGGCAAGAAAGCAAAGTCACCTTCTTCAATTCCAAATAAATCTCTTGTTATTTTTTCTGCATTTAGTATTCCCATTTTTGTATAATATGAGAAATCTAAAATGTAGGATGTTTTTGATAAGTTATCTTCTGCGGTTTGAATCGAACAAAGCCCGGTCTTAGATAGCTCGCTATCAACATCTGCTACGAAAAGTTTTGTTGTTAATGCAGATGAATCAACTGTCCTAGATATGTCTTTTAAATTTTTCTCATATCTAAATCCAAGTTGATTTATATTTCCTTTTTCAGTAATGAAGAAAACATGTTTCTTCATTTTACCATTATCGTCTAAAATTACTTTTCCATTTTTATCAAATTCAATATAGAATTGAGGATAAATTTCAAAGACCTTGCTTAATTCTTGAATTATATTAAATCTATTTGATTTTTCCGCCGCCAAAGTTCTAATACGACGAGGATGTTTTTCCGTTGAAAAACGATAAGGACAATATCCTAATTTTTGATAAACACACTCTTTCTTGTATTCTCCATTTGTTCCGTAACAACAATCGCTCCATCCATTTTCAAATTTTGCAGAAAGCGGATTATAATACTCGCAATGATTTAAATCAATGTATGAAGTAATAATTTTTAAATCATCTTCGGTGTATTTGGTTGCGTCAATTGCTTCTAAATAATCTTTTATCTTAAAGGTGTCTTTATATTCATTATTTCCATATTTAATATATTCAATAAAGTATTTATTATGTCCATATGCATCACCAAGAGTTACATCAGTTTCTAGCAACAAATCACATTCTCTTACTGGTGTGGCGGCGATGCCATTTGAAAATGTGAAATTATTTTTCATTATATCAAAATCTCGACCAGAATATTTATATGTAAAATAGTTATCGTTATAAGACATTACTCTTTTATTGTTGCTATCTATTTCTTTAGCTCTAACGGTAGTATAATTTTCTTGAATAAAATCGTGACCACGAGTATATGCTTCCATTAGTTCTAAAGAGTAAAGATTAAGAGAATTTCTCAATTGAGAAAAACTTAAATTACAATTGTAAGATTTTTTATTTTTATAAATAATAAAAGGATTAATTGCCTCAAGAAAAGCCTGTAGACTTCTATTCTTAGAAAGTATCATTATATAACCAGTTTCAAATTGTTTAACATCAAAAAAGAGAAGATAATAATCTTTTCTATTTTCATTAAGAATAAATTCTGATAAACTATATTTTTTATAATCTTTAAAGTCATCTATTGTAATTTCTTGTTTATTTTCTTTATTATTTTTTATCACTATTTCATAATCCTTTTTTAATACTGCACATGCAGTCATAGGAAGTCTTTCCCAGCTATCTTCTGATATAGGAGAGTGACCACTGTTCCATCCACTTTCTCCCTTACCGAGTTTTAAATCAAGAATTGAGTCCAACTCTTTAAAAAACTCTTCAATTGATACAACTGTATCATTCATCTTTAAATATGAATAATATGTATCAGTAAGAATCATTTTTGAGGAAATACTAAACTGTTCTTTATGTATTTTTGGTTTAATAATTAAGGTATCTTTGTTAATATCATACTTATCTTTTTCATTGTCAAAAAAATCATTAACAATTTGTCTTTCATCCATACCGCCGCGAAATTTTAATTTATATGCGGAAAAGTTAGTAATATACTCTCTAGGAATAGTAGTATTTGTAGGAACACCAGTAATTGGATCTTTCTCTACTGTAATGCTATTATCTCCATAATCTTGATTGGTAGGACTATTATTATTAAGAGGGTATTCTCCATTTTCTAGTTCTTGAATTATATCATTAAGTGAAACTTGACTAGACTGTCCTCCTTTTATAAATTTATAGCCACAAGTCACAGATGGATCAATTTTACCAAAAATATATTTTTTAGGATTAGATTCTGCTGTTATTGATTTTAAATCACTTAAAACATCTCCATCAAAACCAATTGATGTAATATGTCCCGTTCCATATGTAGAAAATTTTGCTTTTGGATCCCATTGAATAACAAAATATATATTCTTATCAGTTAATTTTTTTCCATCTTGGTAAACGCCAGCATTTAAGAAGAAGCCATTACCATTGTTGGAATCTGCTCCAGCAAGTCTTTTTAATTCATCTAATGTTGTGACCGGCGCACCTTTAACATATTGCTCTAGACAATATAAACCTTGAAAATTATTTTTTTCATCAAAATAAGACCAATAAACACCTTTTGTTTTTTTCTGTACAATAATATTATAATATATTGATTCAATTTGTCTTACAGCTGAATAAAGTGCTTCATTTGTACTTAATTCTCTTGAAGAAGAAGAAAGTAAAAAATAATCAGAAGCGCCACCATTGGCATCAAGTCGATACAACTCTCCAGTCCCATTATCTTCATTATATGCAGATAAATATCGCGAACTAATTGATGTTTTTATGTCATAATCTTGAGAAAGATCCTTATCTGCTCGAATAAAAAGAATAACTCTATTACTTTGTTCAGTTATTTTATTTGATTTAAAAACATTTCTTGTATAGATAGGTTTTCCCAAACAAATAATTTCGTCTTTTTTAATATTTTCAAAATCGCTTTTATTTGTATACCTATCATAATTACTTATACTTAATGTTATCTTTTTTAAAGCATCCGCCATTATTCATCGCCCCCATCTTTATTTTTTTCCAACCAGAAAACACCATAATAAATATCGTTGATAAATAACACATATAAATTACTTCTATTATCTATTCTCTCTTCATTTACAATGGGATTTTCCATTAACGTGAAAAATAAAGGAATTGCGCTAGTAGAATTAGCAGTCCATATTGGAGAAGCAGTATTTAATAAATAACCGTCTTTAAAATTTAAGGTATCTTCTTTTAGAGAAGGATTAGTAACAACATTTCCACTATCATCAATTAGCCCCAATTCTTTCAGATAATCAGAAGAAAAATTATTGGAATTTGCCTCATAAATTCTATAAACAGCATTTTCTACATAATATTCTTTACCATCTTTTTCATTAATACTTAACGTTTCAAATTTAATTCCATTAGTATCTGTTTCTTTATATAATGAAATTTGACATTTATCAATTGAAACTTGCATTTTTTGTGATTCTATGTAAATACCTAAATAAGGATTTTTAATATTTGTCTTTGCTTTAAAAAGTAAAAATGCATTATCTTCCACAGAATCTTCTTTAGAAAAAGCTTCTTCCCAAATCCAATTACCATTCACTTTATTATGATAATAAGTTTTTGTTAATACCTGCTTTTTATCAAAAACACCATCGCGTCCAACGCAAGAAACATTTTCTGCAACCTCAAAAACATCTTTAAAACTAATATAATCAGTTCCATTATTATTAATACCACTCAATTCATAATTCCCATTAATATCAATAGAACCTTGTGCGATATAAACTCTATCCAAATCAGTGTTATAACTTTTTATGAAAGATTGATTTTTATAAATACATTGAGAACTCCATCTTTCATGAGCATTATCTTCTAAAATAGGGTATTCAGATGTTTCTTCATCATTAATACGTCCAACTAAATACCTCCAATCATTATCTGTATAAACATTAATCCATTTTTCAAATTGACTTATTGTCGCGGCATCGTGATCAGAAATCCAAGAGAGCAATAAATCTTTAAACTCCTGTTCGGTGTCATTTATAGTCAAACCAATCTCATTACTGTTTAATGCATTATTATATGTAATCAATGCATTCTCATAATCTTGAGCATCTCTTTCAGTGCAGTTATTATTAACAATATCTTCTCCTGCTTCGTCTTTTGTTCTAAAAACAATAGTATAATCATCAACAACCCACGCACCAGTACAAATTCTTATCGCATAAACTTTATCTTTTTCTATGCCATTTTCCAATTCTGTCAATCCAAAATTTAGAGCATAATCTCCAACTACACTTCCTTCCGCCGCAAAATCATTGCAATTATCAACATTCGGACTTAATAGCTCTAAATAATAGTCGCTAATTTCTTCATCAATGACAGATCCATTTGGATTATAGCTTGTGTCATTTTGGGTTGTACTTTTTACCGATATTTCAAGCAGATTTGCATAAGAGCCAGTATTATATTCTGTTTGATCATTTTGAACTAAAGTTTCCCATCCATCGTTAGATGTAATTTCAGTTCCATTTGTTATTAGATTTCTTGCGAGAGTTGGAGTTATAATACGAGTTTCTTCCATCGACTGTACTCTAAAGTCAATTTCTTCATTGGGAATTTCTTCTGAGTAAAGTGACGAATAATCTTTCCAATCATTATTATAAATTGTAGTATAATACTCTGCTTTTAAATTAAATTCTGTTCTATTAGTAATTGAAATTTTTCTTGCAGCAAACACTTCTGTTTCATTAATTTCAGAAAGATAACCCTCATAATAAACTGGATACCAAGTAAAATCATCAATTGTTGAAGAACTTGGAAGCGCATTGGTTGTATATTTAATTTCGCCATCAATTGCTGTTTTATATTTTTCTGTCTCGGTAATTCCATTTGCTTCTTCAATCATAGGAGAAGTCCAGTGAATTGCCGCCTCACCATTAAACTGCTGTTTAAGCATATTATTCCAATCTTCAATAGAAATTAAATAATGGCAATTATTGTTTGCAATAGTTCCAGATTCATCAATTAATACTTCATCATCATCTTTAAAATAAATAAACTGAATAAAATCTGTTGAATCTTTAGAAGATGGTTGTAAAGCAAAGCCTTTTTGCGTACCATATGGACCATAAGTTGCAGGCTCTTCTGTGGATTTATATGGATCTTCATAAATTGAACCATAAATAAACGACAAATCTGAATAAGGAACATAAATATATCCGCCTATAAGTTCCTCCGCGCCTTCGCTTAATAGATCAAAACCATTACTATTATTATGCGGATCCCAAAAAATTTCATATTGATGAGATAAATCATCTCCAAGTTCTAAAGACCTATTTTCTTTTGTATATACATTTGTGATAGTAAGTTTCTCTTCTTTCTCTTTATCCGATAAATTCTTATATTCTTCTGCCTTAAGATCAGAAATACTAATAGACAGCCTTATAGGATAGCCTTTTATACTGCCGCCGAATTGTTCGAGAGGAATCTTATAAAATCTTTCTTCTTTAAATTCTGTAAAATCTCCCCAGTTAAAATCAGCTCGATAATCCCATATACTGTCTTCTAAAATCTCTTCCATAAAAGGTGTAATTTCATCTACACTATTATATACCTGTTCATCAATTAAAATTTCATATCCAGTTCTAGACAGCTCATCAATAAAACTATCTTGACAAGTAAATGATTTAACTATTGATTTAAATTGTTTTTTTTCACCAATAGATTTAATATAAAACTCATACCAGCGCCCATTATAATTTAATTTTAATTTTTGCTCATTATATAAGTCATCAATAAATTCATTTTTTACGTATTCACCAAGATGTGAATCAAAATATTTTACTGGCATATCAAACGTTAAAGTATTTGTACCCTTAATTTCTCTTTTTAATTTAATATTGGTTGCACGACCCAGATAATCCATGTCGTGCGCGCCAATAACCATTCCTTTTTTCTCAGTCTTAATACCTTCAGAACTCAATTCTTCATTCCAGATACTTAACTCATATTCTTTTTTAAGAATAGCCACTCCTTTCACCTCTTAATAAAATAATGGAGTATATTTAATCTGTGCATTATTTAATATATCTGCATAGCCCCAATATAAAGGCGGGAAGTTTGCCCAAATGTAGTTACAAGCATACCACCACCATTCTTCTATTGTGCCTTTAATTTCAACTGATATACCATTAATAGTGTGATTTCCTTTTTGTAATCTCCATATTTCATGTATTGTTTTCAAAAATTTATATTCATTTTGAATTTCTTTAGTTCGATAAAACTCATATGCAAATTTATCCACATATTTTCCATCTGAGCCGATTCCGTATTTTTGATAAATATCATCTGTTCTTAGATTTAAATTTTCAAGTCCAGATTCTTCTAAGAATTTTGCTTCTGCTATTTTATAAACATTATCAAAGAGTACCTGTATAGGTTGTTTTTCACCGTTGTCGCTACCATAACCCCAATCAAATGAGCGTGCATCCAGCCATCGTTTACCTCCCCAATTATCTTCGTCACAAATTGGTGTGATTTCAATTAATGACCAGCCGGGCGGCAATTTAAACCAATGACCTTTCTCAATATTGTCATTAAAGATTTTCTTTGAAGGTTTATAATCAAACCAATTTTTATATGTTTCAATATTATCTTTTTTATATTCTGGGTTAATTATATTATACAACATTCTTTTCTCAGAGTCAAGGAAAAGGGTTATATTTTCAATGCCTTCGGTATTAATGTCAAAGAAATCTTGTGTATACCAGTTCGGCATCATATTGATATTAAATTCTTCTTGGTCATAAAATAACTCAGGATTTTTGCGAATGAATTCCGGCGGCATATGGATATAATTATAAATAAAATCATCAATTTTTTCTTGATTATTTTCAAAAACCGTTGAACTACGATATTTATTAAGGATTTGCTCTTTGAGAGTCTTCCAATATAATTCATATTTCTCATAGTCATCTATGCAAAGATCATAAAGCTCTTCATATCTTTTTGCAATTTCGACTCCTTCTTCAAAGTCAATTCCACTATTTGGAATTAAAGAAGATTGCCAATAAAATAATCTTATATAATGACCGAGTTTTTCTTTCGGAATTGGCTCTGCAATAAAAGTATGGCTAGGATGTTTTTCTTTTAGCTCCAATAATTCAACTGACTTAATTCCATCCTCACTTTCTTCTCCTGGTTGTGCAATTTTAAAGTACTTATTACCATATCTGTAAGCAATATTATCAGCTTCATTTTCAGTCTTTAATCCAGTCCAATCTACTGCCGCGGCAATAGGAAGACGCTGAACGTTAAAACGTCTGATTTGAAAATGTTCACCACGAGAAGTATTAAATGCTCTTTTAATGTTATTCATTCTTAACTCAAAATCAATAGGCAAATCTCCTGGGTTATATACCAATAATCTACTGCCAATTAAAGCATTTTCCTGATTAAGTCCTGTATCCATGTTGATATAATTTGTTTTTGAGTATTGAGATAAAAAGATTAAATCTTGATCATAGTCTAAAGTAGGTGTTACCAATAATTTACTACTTGGCGCCCACTCTGGAACATTGCGGAAATAATCTCTTACATCAATAATTTTTTTACCATCTGGGCTATTAAAATAAAGCTCGCCTGCACGCACTTGTTCAATGGTAGGATAGCCACCTTTCCAAGGAGTATTCATATTTTTATTAACATTATAGTGATCTTTGGTATCTGTATTATAAATCTTTTGTTCTTGTTTTTCATAAGGATTTTCAAATCTATCATCATAATTTGACAATGTGGGAACTTGTAATTGATACTCATCTGCCGCCCTAATAACATACTTATTAAATCCATATGCAAAAGGTTGATAACAAATGAAATTAAGAGTTCCTTCCCCTTTGTATACTCGCTTTTTAGTGTCTCTATCTGTAAAGCATAAACACTTAAATTCTGGCTTAGATTTAAGTTTTGCTCGATAAGTTTTATAAGGTAATTCATCAAAAACTAAATCTTGTAATTTATCTGTTGCAAATAAATTACTAATGCGGCGCCATGTTTTCTCATCGACACTATCAAAAGCTACTTCAACTTTAAATTCTCTATTTCCAAAAGTTGAACCAAAATAATAACTTCCATTACCACCAGGAACTTCTGTTGAATAGTCTTTATTTTCAGGCAATAAATTCTTCTCATATCTATCACTTGAACTTACAACTATCAAATGCAAATCTTCTGAATGAATATTGCCAAAACGAAAGCCAGTAAAATCTCTCATTAACCTCACCTCTTTTAAGGTAAGTATAGGGGAGAAATCCCCTATACTCTGTTTCTCTTATTTATTTAGGATAACTGATGTGCCAATTGGTTTTGCAACATCGACAATGTCTTGTTTAACTCGCTCAATCATTTGATCAACATCATAATCATCACTAATGTTCTCTACATTAATGTGAATTTCGATTGAGGTGTCTCCAATATTTGTAGAAACAGCATTTTCGGCATTTGATGTAGTATTAAAGATTGGTAAATCTGCAAGAAGTTTCGCGGCGGCGCCAATACGAGCAGTATCTTCAGCAGATAAGAATGCCTCAGGTTTATTGGGAGTGCCGTCTACCCAAGCAGGACCAGTATAGTCTACAAATCCACCTTTTTTAAATACTTGGTAGTTGTCAGTATTTGCCCACATCTTTAATTGACCGTCTCTTCCATTCTGTGGAGTTGATTTTAAAATTTCTTCAATTGAATCTATTGCTACTTGTGCGGTTTCATGAGGAGAAATAGTTCCATCTGGCCAAAGTATACCATGAGAATAAGAATTTGCCTCCTCTTTTCGCGCAGCTTGCCAGGCTTGAGATGCTAAATCTTGATTTGAACTATAATTTTTTAAAAATTCCGATAAATTTGTTTTTCCTTTCGCTGCATTGTACATAGATTTATAAGCTTCATCTCGAGCAGTACCAGTTAAGGTTGATTTAGTAAGACTATTATAATTTATTTTCTCAACATTTTCTTCATCATTTAATCCCTGCATTGCTTTCTTAATCTTTTGAGAAGCCTTCAATGCAGTATCAGATATATTGTTTATATTATCAATAGTTTCTTGAGCTTTTTTTTCTCTCTCTGCTTGTGCTGCTTCTTCATTTTTCTTTATCCTATCAATTGAATCTGTAATGGCAGATGCAGTATTGTTCAAATAAGCCTGAATATTTGTCTCGCTCAAAGATAAAAAATCATTATACTCGGTTTCCTCTTGCGCAAGATATGTTGCCCAATCATTGCCTAATTTTTCCCATTCACTAATAAACTTTTCTTGTTGTTCTGTTGTATAAGTATCCCAATCTTTATTATTCTCAATCATCCAAGCAATAATATCTGAACCACCAGTCATATTTCTTAAAATATTTGCAGCTTCACTGATATAATTTTTTTCTTCTAAAGCGATTTCTTTTTGTTCTATTTCTAAATCTCTTACTTCTGCTTGAAGTTCATATGTGCTTTTTAGATTTTCAATAATATCATCTACTTTATCATCAAGTAATTGTTGACGATCATCTTGAATTTCTTCTTCAAGTTTTTTTGTTTCTTTTTCATTGGCTCCAGATGTATCTCTTTGTAGTAAAGCTAATTTCTTTTCTTTCTGTGCCAAATCTTCGTATGCATTTTCTTGTTCTCTAAGCTCTCTCTGTTTATTTATTGCATCTTCTAGTGCACTTAAGTAATCATCATCTGCTTCTTTTAGTGCATCATATTTTTCTTTTTGTATATTAACTTCTTCTTCTGCATTTTCTCTTAAAGTATCTGCTATTGTTTCTTGCAAACTAATATAATTTTCTAATCTTTCTATTCTTTCTTCTTCTTGCTCATCATAAATCTCTTGCATTTGAGATTCTGTTTCTAATAACATTAATCGTGCTTCATTTCCCATTGCGGCCATTTCCATGAGCCAATCGCCCATTTCATCTGAACCACCTGTTTCTGCCCATTCTGCCATATCAAATCTTATTGTTCCATTAGGAAGTTCAGTATAATATTTTTGATATTCACTATTTAAATAAAAATCTCTTAATTGAGTTAATTGTGATTCTGCTGCTCTTTGCTGTGCAGTTAAATTTTCTAATTGAGTAATACGGTTTTGACTTATAGCATTAATTAGCTCGCTTGCGGAAGAAGGGTCTTGTACATTTTCTAATTGTTTTTGTAATTTTTCTAATTCCTTTTCTAAAACAGAAATACTCTCAGTTAAAGCAATAAATGGATCTTGTTCATCCAACCATTCCGCTGTTCCATGTAAAGTTTCTTCATATTCTTTAAGAGCTTCTGTCGCGTCTTCTGTGGCGCCTTGTGCATTATTCATCGCTTCAGTCGCTGCTGACTCATATTCTGTTGCTGCGGTGGCAACGAGTGTATTATATAAAGCATGTTGTTTAACATATTCTGCGGCAGACTCTCTTTCTGCTTCTATCATTTGATCAATTTCTTCTACATTTAAGTTAAAAATATCTTGTCCAAATTGAGCTTTTGCTTTTTCAATGTCAAGGCTAGAATCTCGGATTAGAGCATTAATAACATTTTGAGCGCTAGCAACTTCCCCAAGAGCATCTACTTGATTTCGAATAGTTTCTAACACTTCTATTCTAGCCATCTTTTCTTGATAAATTTCATCGTTTGCTAATTGAATAGATGCAAGTTCCTCATAAAATGCTTCATCCATTGCTTCAATATTTAAAGTGGCCAACATAGTGTCTTTATCTATTGTCAAATATTTTTCAAGATCTTCTCCAAAAGCTTCTTGAAGAGAAGCTAAAGTATCAGAACCTACAAAACCTTGCTCTAAGCTTTCAGAAATTGCAGAAGTAATTGTATCTCCAATTCCGCTTAAAGAATTTAAATCTTCTTTTAATTTGTCATATTGAGCTTCTGGAATTTGTAATGTTAAGTCTATAATACCATGTTTTTCTGAAAATTCCTGCATATTTTCAAATAAATAAGATAATCTTTCTTCATCAATAGCTTCGCCCGTTGCTTCTTCATAGCTTTGAGCAATCTTATCTTTCATCTCTTTTTCATTTGAAAAATTTACTGTAGACCAATCTATTCCAAATAATGCTGAAGCTTCCTCTTCAGTAAGCGAAAGTCCCGACAATAGATTGCCGAATTGTGACTGAAAAATAATTCTTTCTTCTTGGCTCAAATCTTTTATTGTATTTGAGAAATTTTTTCTAAAATCTTCGGAAAATTGCTCTATATATTGAAGATTGGGATCTAAAATCGTTAATAGTCCATCAGAAAGAGTAGTTGAAGCCCCAAAAAGAGTCGCCATTTCCTCTATCGATTTATTATATGCTTCAATATTTTCATCTTCAACAGAAAGTAAATCTTCTTTTATTTCGTCTTCCACTTCTAATTCTTGTATTAATTTTACCCTTTCTTTTATTGTCAGATTTGTTAATTTTGCATAATATTGTTGATCAATATATTTTTGAGTTTCCTCATCATACAAGTCTAGAACAGCTTGAGCTTCTTCTTCTGATATAGCATTTTTATATATCCATTCATTTTTTGCCGCTTGCGCCCTCTCTTCTGCTCCTTCGTCGGTAGATATAGGGTCCCCGTTAGAATTATAATACATCTTATACTCAACGCTATTTTCCCAATCTTGTTCTAAATCGCTCCAGTCTATATTTGAATTATTTTTTAAAGATTCTTTCATTAATTCTTGTACATTTAAGGAAGCATCTGTATAATTTTCTGACATAGCTAAACTACTAGCAGCAATATCCGAAAGTGCGTCATCCATAGCATCTTTTTGTTTGGATATCTCATCATTAAGTTCTGAACTTAAATCTCCTTGTTCAATTAAAGCATCTGTTCCTCTTTTCAATGCTTCTTGATATTTTTTAGCTAATTCTGGATTATCATTTATTGTGTCTATCCATTTTTGAAATACTTCTTCATCAGAAAGTTCATTAAATTCAGTAAAACCTTGGTCAATCATTGCCTTTCGAATAACATTGGCCATATTTATAGAATCATTTATCTGGTCAGGATCTCCTTTTAAATTATCTTTATAGCCCGTCATTACACTCATCAAAGATTCGTTTCCAAGAGCAGTGTCTGCTACAGTAATACCAGGAATTGCCCCCATGGAAATTATACCATTAATCAGAGTTCTACCATAATTCTCAAGAGAAGTAGCAGTTTTATATTCTTCTCCATTCCATTCTGAGGCCACATCTAAATAAAATGCTTCCAAACGGTCCATTCCACTAATTACATTAATTTGTTTTTCAAAATCTTTCACAGTTTTTGCAGACTCACTCATTTCTAACTGTCGCTGTTCTAGTAAAGACATTTTATTTGATTCTACAGCTAGTTGCGCTTTAGATTGTTCTGTTTTGGCTTCAGCATAATATTCTCTTTGTTGATTTTTTGCTTCTTCCCATGCTTCTCCCATCTTTAATATTGCGTTGCCTTGTTCATCATAATAATCAATTAATTGAGGAAAACTTTCAGCAATTTCATTACTTGTACTTATATAATCTTCTTGCTCGTCAACAGTTAATATTAATGCTTCATGATATTCTTTTAATTTTTTCTCATTTTTAGTAAGTAATTCATATTGATCTTTCTGCTTATTTAATTCTGCATTTGTTTCAGATAAAGTTTCATTTAATTTTTCTTGGGCTTCTGTTAAAACTTTTATATTTTTTCTTGTTCTAAATAAAACATTTGCATTCTCTGCTTGTGCTTGTTTTTGTTCAATAGTATTTTGAGTCCATTTAACTAACGCTGCAGCACCAGCTATTAATACTGTAACAAGTATAGAAATTCCCGCCGTTGCTGCTGCCATTGATGCGCCCATTGTTGTAGCAACAGAAATTACCGTAGGAATCATTGCCGTAAGACCTGAAACAACAACATCTCCAAAAACTTGTCCGGGATTTTCTCGCATTACAACAGAAGTTGTTGCGGCAGTAAAGGCAACTGCAAAAGATTGCCCAATAGCTTGCCCTCGAACCTGAGCCATTTGTTTATTTTTTTCTGCATCTCCTAATAAAGCAGCAGTAGAATCAGCTTCATTATTTAAATTTGCTCTTTGCTGTCCGGCATTCTGTGCAGCGTTAAATTGATTTTTAGTTACTCGTTGTCCATTAACCTGAAAACTTTGCCTTTTTCCTTGCGCATCTTCATAATATGCTTTTCCACTTGGTGTAAATTTTATTTGTGTTGCATCTAATTGTAGCTCATCTAAACGTTGCTGGATTAAAGCTAGGTCTCTTAATGCCGGAGTAGGGTTCGCATCTAATTCGATTTTTTCCGCCTCTAGACTTTGTAATTTTTGTCTTAAAGCATTAATTCGAGCCTCTGCCATCTGAGGAGACAAATCTAAAGGAATTCTCATTCCAATTTTATTCATAACACTGTTTTTTACCTTATCGAATGTTGCGGAAAAAACTTTTATAATTCCATTTGTTGAAGATTGTATTCCTCTAATAAAATTCTGAATAACTATTTTTCCTAATGTCAACCAAACAGCACCCAATGCGGCGAAATCCACTAATTCAAATTCTCTAACTTTATCAAGAAGTTTTGTCAACAATACAATTGCATCACCATAGCCCTTGCTATTAAAGAAAGAAACTCTTAATTGCTCCCAACTATTTTTAAGTTTATTTAATTTATACTCAATTGTATCTTGATACTTATTAAATTGTTCGCTAGATTTACCCGCAGAATTATAGGCGGTATTAACTAATTCTATTGTACGCTCATAATTATCCATCATTGCAATAAATCTTGACTGTTGTCTTGAACCAGCAGCAATAGTAGCAATATATCTTTGAGTATTTCTGTCTAAAGTATTCCATTTTCCAGATAACTCTAAAAATACATCATCAAGATCTCTAAATTGTCCACTAGCATCTTTAATTGATACGCCAACAGATTTTAATGCAGTATCAACCTTATTGTAATCTAAATCTTCAAATTCAGAATCAGCCGTGCCAGCTACATTAGTCTTCAACTCAGTAAATCTTGCAATAATAGTTTTCATCGCAGTACCGATATTCTCTGGAGCTTCCTGAGTTGTTTCAATCATCTGTGTTAAGAAAGCAGATGTTGTTTCAAATTCCATACCGGCAGATTCAGCAATAGACGCTGTCTTACTCATCGCGTATGCGATACCTTGTACATCAGCAGCAGCTTTTGCGGCAAGTTCTGAATATACGTCAGTAACTCTTGCACCTTCATCCATTTCCATTTTAAAACCACGAAGGGCGGCGGTCATCTGTGAAGTTGCTTCTGCAAAATCTGTTCCTGCAAGAGTGGCAAGTTTCATAGTATCTTCAGTAAGAGCGAGAGACTCTGCTGTATCAAGACCTTGTTGATAGAAAAGTCCGCTTGCTTCAATTACGCTCTGTGTAGATTGTCCAAGCTCATTGGCCATCTGAGCATACTGCTCGTAGCTGTTCCACATTTGTCCTACAGTATAGCTAGTAACCATGGCGATATTTGCAAAACTCTTGTCCAATTCTTTAATGTCATTAAAAGTTTGAGAGATAATATTTCTAACTGCGCCAATGGCACTACCAATTGATAAAAATGTTTTTACAGCTTGTTTCATGTCATCAAACTTATTATTCATAGCAGTAGTAGCTTCGGCTTGCTCTTTCATTTTTTCAGTAGATTCTTTTGCAGATCTCTCTAAATCTTCTTGCGCTTGTTGTGCTTGTTCAAGTCCTTGTGTCTGTTCTTGAACAAATTGCTCTGTAGCACGTTCTCCTTCTTGAATTTCGGCATTGACTTGTTCTTGGGCTTGTCTAATGGCGCCTAGATTCTGTTGTGCTGCTTGCATGTCAGCATTATCAACAATTTCTTGCCCCTGCTGGCTTAATTCAAACTGTCCATCAATATTAGTTCTACCAAGAGATTGCGCTCTCGTAATAGCGGCATGTTGTTGAGAACTTAAATTATCAGTATAAAAATCTTCAATTTCATGTTGAAAATTATAAAGAAGCTGCGTGGTTTCAGTAAGTTCAATACCATACTCTCCCATTGACTTCTTCATTAATTCAACTGCATCATCTGCCGTCCCACCAGTTCTAACAACTTCTTCTAAAGCTTTTTTATAAGATTCTTGTAATGCGATATTTGTTTTTAATTCATCGATCTGATTTTTTCCATCAGACTTAATTAAATTACCTGCGGCGTCTCTTGCTCTAGCATCATTTTTCCCTCTTTTAACGTTACCTTTCTTTGCGGTCGCTCCAACATCATCGGCAGTTAAGCCTACATCAACTTTAGTATCAATGTACTCTCTACCACTACCTTCTTCCATAGCTTTTGTGCCATGTTTTGCTTTTGCGGCCTTTTCTTTAGCTTGAGCAACTTTTTTAATTGCCGCCTCAAGATCACCTTGAGCTTCAACTTCATCCATAATGGCTTGACGTTCCTTTTGAGTTAGTTTCGCCGCATCAAGTTGCGCGGCGATACTATCTTTTGCAGCTTGTTCTAACTGCCCTTGTTTAGCAGTTAACTTATCAAGCTCTTTTGTATATTTTTGAATTTCAGCGGCATTTAGATTAAAATTTCCTACTTCATTAACCCCTTGTAAACCGACATTGATCTTGCTAAGTGAAGACCCGAGTTTCTCAAATTGCTTTTCAAAATTTGCAATTTCTTTTGGATTTGAAAAGCCTTTTTGAATTTGGGCTAATAAATCAGTTACAAGCTTTTCGGCCTGAGCGATATCTTTATCTACGCCTTTAAATAAAGAGGCGTCTGCGCCGGCATTTGACATTGATTGACGGATTTTCTTTAAACCAGAAAGAACTTCAGCGCCATCAAAACTACTTTGAAATTGTATTTTCTGCACATATGTTTTACCTGCCATTTAAGTCACCTCTCCATTTTTAAAATTATACCAACGACTTGGTTTTACATTTAAACCACTAAAAACTAAGTTGCCTACAGCGGTTTTTGTTTTTCCTTCTAAGCTGTATTTTAAATCATAATTAGGCATAATATTAAAATTACTTGCTCCCTCTTCTACTTGAATTGGTTTCAGTTTAAAGACTCCTTTTGCATTTTTTTCATTGTTTTTAAGATCTTCATCTATATTAACGATAATTTGAGATAGTATTTGAGAAGTTGGAATTAAAGCAAAATTAAAAACATAAAAATTATTGTAAGTTAAATCTTCAGTTTCTTCTAATCCATTTTCCAAATCATCTCTGATTCTAGCAAATCTTAAAAAATGAGGATACAAAACTTGTGTGACATCTATATCTTGAAAACTATCGCTTGCAAGTAAAGTTAAACGAAGATACTCTATTATTTGTTTAATGTTTTTTTCATTGTCCTCTCCTTGAACTGTAAAATATCTTCCTAAAGATTTTTGTGAAAAGGCCATGTCACCAAAAACATCATGTTTTTCATTATAAAAAGACTCGCCTTCTGTTTTAACATTTTTGGAATTATATTGTTTTACTTGTATTCCAATTTTTTTCCCATCTATTATAACCACCACATCATCATGAGCTTGTTGATCAGACTCATTTAATTGTTGTCCATTAACATACACAGCAGTCATTTTTGATTTATTCTCCGTGGTGGTTTTTGCTTCTTCATATTCTTCTTTTGTAAAACCATCAAGTTTTGTTGTCAAAAGAGCCGAAAACAATATTTCGCCAAAAGTACCCTGTATTAATGCCTCTCTATTGCTCTTCCCTACGCCACCAAAAGACGAACGAAGATATGCTTGATAAACATTATTTTTTTCCTTGTCTATTCCAGTTGGATTTTTCTCCATAAATTTTTTCTGATAGTCTTTAAAATTAGCCTCCAATAAAGAAGTCATTTTTTGCCTAAGTGTAGCATTTGTAATTTAGGTTGATCTTTTTTAGACTGGGCCGCACCCATATAGCCTGTAATTAAAGAGAGCATAAGATCCATTAATTTTTCGGCAAACTCTTTTGCAGTTTGATCAGATATTTTTCCTTCTTTTTTAGAAAAATCATCTAAACCAGTTTTATTTGTGGTGTTGACTTCATTTTTTTTATATCTTGATAGAATAACTTCTCCACCACTTACTTCTAAAATCCAAGTATACTCTCTTCCCTCAAAACTTGCCAACTGTTCTTGATAATTATATGTTGAAGTTAATTGCTCTATAGATTCAATCTTTTTCCCTCCTTTTTCTGTTTTTTTCATCCAATCATTTATAAATTTTAAGATTCCTTCGTCACCCCCAGGTGCTTCAGGAATAGCTTTTATTGCAGCCCTTTTCCACATAACTTGATAAACCTTGGTATAAGTATCTTTTATTTTTCCTTTCATCTCTTCTAAAAGTTCTTCTTTTATTCCTTGCCATGTCTTCTTATTTTCATCCTCAAAAATAATTTCTCCACTTTCACTTAAATTTCTAATTTCAGATAAAGCTTTTTCTAAAGCTGATTCATACCACTTAATAACATCAGTAATTAATTCATATACTCCATCTAAATCACCTTTTTTAGGGGTAATTTTTTCAGGATTAATAATAAAAGATTTTTTTTCTTCGTTGAAGTAGCTCTCTATATTGCCAGAAGGGTTTATAAACTTTCTAATTTTTTTTACATATAAAGCGGGAGTAGTTAAATTAGTTTTATTTTCAGATGAAAAGGTTTTCATAATTTGTTTTTGACTTTTGCTTACTAAGTCTTTTATGAAAGCCTGTGAAGAAACTATCTCTAAAATATTTATCCAATATTCAAAATCGTCTCCCCCAGATAATTCTTTTAAATAAGAAAAAACTGATTGCCAACTTCCCTTCCCTTTTTGAGTAATATTACTTTCAAAATTAGTATTACTAAACTGATATAAAGAACCCCCTATTTTTTCTAAAAGCAATTTTTCTTTTTGCCAAGACTTTTCTGCTTCTTTTTTTAACATATTTTGAAAATCTTGCAATGTAGATTGAGAGTCAATAGATATTTTTCCTATATCTTTTTTTCTTGTTTGATTGTCTTTCCATTCTTGTAAACTTAAGAGATTTATAGTACTCTTCTTTTGTTCTTCACTCATTCCTCTTCTCACCTCTCAAATAAAGAAAGCGGTATCTCTCGATACCGCATTAAATATAATCTCCTGTTAACTCTTTATCCAAGAAAGTAATTCTACAAACAGACTGTTTTTCTCTTCTTACATTTTCATCTGGATATCCAGTAAAAAAGAAATCACTAACAGTCGAACTATCATAATTCTTTCCTAATCTCAATGATAAATTAGAAGATAATTTAATCTTTGGTATCTCCAATATCGCAGTGGTTACTTCTCCACTCATCTCATCCTTTACACTCATTTTCCCAGTTAAACTAAGAAAACCATTAAAAAGTCGATCTCCGACTTTTATTACCTTAATCTTATCTTCATACTCAAAAGTATAATCCACATAGACTTCTCTATATGATCTTTTAAAAAATAATCTATTTTCATAGATTTCAAAATCATCTATTCGCTGACCTGTTTCTTGATCATAAACAAAAATAAATTTTTCTCTACTTGGCGGCAAAGGCTTTAACATTAACTCCGGTCTTCGTCCCATTGGTAGCGGCTCATTACAAGGATTACCTTGCACGCCCATAATACAATTACAATGATTGGGTTTATATTTTAAATCTACATAGCAATAATCATTGTCTTCAATTGTATGAACTGTCTCATTATATGAAACTGATTTTGTCTTAGGCATTTCAATCTTTGAATTTGAAAGCAATGCCCAACTTACAGGAGAAAGGATACCATGGGAAATTGCAAAATTCATTTCCTTGTCTGTCTCCCAGTTTATAAGTGCATTATTATGATAACCACCGCGCGCCTGCGTAGAACTTTTTCTTTCTGTAATGTCTGCGATTTCTGCGGTTTTGAATAATAATAATGTTTCATTTGTATTAAATTTTCTTCCATTAAACTCTAAAGGACTATTAAGTCTGATACTTACATCATATAACTCTTTCATACCAGAAAAATTATCCATATTTCTCGCCTCCTTTTTACTCCTATAAATAAAGTAGTTTTTTATTGAAGATACTATAAAAAAATAAGACGGGGCGAGCCCGTCTTATTATTAATAAATTTCGTCATTTGATTCTGGCATATCAACTTTTTCATATTCAATAGGAGTGTAAGTATATTTTGATTTTTGAGGTATAATGCGTGTGCCGCCCTCGTAAATATCTTCTTCAACATCATATTGTTTTAATTCCATCATAATATCATTTGGCGGCACTAAAACATCAACTGACATTGAGAAAGTAGTTGGATCTCCCTCCGCTTCAAGTGTAATATTTGTATCTGTAGTAACATTGGCGCGATAGATTGTGAATTGATATCGTTCATCTTTTCCTGTTTTTTGACTTCTAATATAAGTTTCTCCTACGATACGATATTTATCTGGAAAGGTATCTGCATTGATAACAAATGTTCTTCCAAGAATACTGTCATCAAATTCTTCTTTTCTTTTTACTGTACGAGTCCATTTATAATAAATTGTACCTAATTTAATTCTAAACTCACCAGGATTATCCTCAAAAGTTACATCAACTTGATCGTCCGGCGGCAATAAAGGTAGCATTGTTTTTGCATCATAAAAAATAGTAAAAGAACTTGTCCTATCATCTGCATAATATTTTTTTAATCCTTCTCTTTGATTATAAATACTAATTTTTTGTCCTTCTTTCTTTTTTACAATACACTTTTCCATTCTATCTATAACTTCTAATTCATAGATTTCGTCTTTTATTTCACCAATATCCTTTAATTCCTTAATCTTTTCAATAATTTTTTGAATAACATTTTGAGGAATTACAATCAAATCTTCTCCAAGATTTGATCTTGTATAGTATTGTTGGAGTAGCTTTTGTCTATTTTCTGCAACATAAGTTTCATCATTTTCAAATAAGTAATTAGTTGAATTTTCACCATGTTGGGTATTTGGAGCTTCATAAATTCCTTGCGCCGCCTCAAAAAGAACTTCCATTTCTTCTTTAGTTAACTCAGGAGATGGATAAGCTTTAATCGAATAATGACAGGCGGCATATTTATTAACTATATTGCACTTAACAATTGTAGAAGTATAAATAGAAAGTTTAAAATCAAGTCTGCCGCCCCAAATCATACTCATACTGGCTGGAGAAAAAAGAGCATCTTCAAGTTCTAATGTAATGTTCTTACCAAAATTCCAAGTAATAAGCTTCTTATTGCCTTTCCCTCCAAATGCCTCAACTTTTTCTGCTGTCTTCTCTAAAGTAGAGACCTTTAAGGTATCTAAAAAGAGGACGGGAGTGTAGAATTCTTCTTCACCAATTTCTGTAATAGAATAAAATACAACATCCGCTACTTCCTTAATTCCATATTTTTGAAATAAATTCATCCCTCTCCCTCCTCTTCTGAAGATAAAGCTTCCAAGCTAACTTCTATGTTTTGTCCAAATTCATTATCGCTAGTAAACTTAACATCTGAACTTTCTGATATTTCTTTTCTAGTTACAATATTACCAAAATCATCAAATACAAATACTGGAGTATTATTTTCCCATTGTACTACACCATCAACAGTCTGAACACGTAAATATGTGTGAATTGTACCTGCAATGCCTTCAATTAAGATTTCTCCGTTCTTAATATTACCGTCTTCTGCTTCTGTTGTTGTTGCCCAATATGTATTATTATCAACATAAAATTCAGCTAAATCTGAAGGATGAACAATTTTTAATCCGACAATATCTGTTCTGTCTCCATATTCTTCAATGCCCCAGTCTAATTCATAAGGAGTTCTCCATTCTGCTTTAATCTCAATATCATCAAAGATAATATCTGGATCGTCTGTTGGAATAACAATTGTACTACCGCTTGTTTGTCCATTATATTTAGCTTGTTCAACATTGTATTGAGTCAATTTCATCATAGTACCATCTTCTCGTCTTAGAACTTGAAGAGTCATATTAAATACAGTTGGATCTCCTGCTGCCTCAAATGTAAAACTATTTTCCGATCCCATTTTACATAGAGGAATTTCAAATTGAAATCTTTCATCTTCATGTGTATCACGATTTCTACTGTAAGTTTCACCAACTAAACGATAAACACCTGGGAAATGTTCTGCGTCTACAGTAATTCGATTGCCTAAACTCATATGTGGCGACGCGATACTTCTTGTCCACTTATAATAAATATCATTCTGCTTAATTAAACGAAGCTTTTTAAAGCCTTCTTTAGGATAACGACTACCATCTTTTCTAATAAAGAAATCAAGATTGGGTTCATAAGGTTGCATTGTTGCTGGATCGATAAAGACGGTTAAAGCAGTTTCATCATATTTCTTTAAATACCTATAATTTCCATGCTTAATATTTATATCCGTGTCAATTACAAAATTTTTTGTTGCTACACATTTCTCCATTCTGTCAAGAAACTTCACACTTTCAATCCCATGTTTAACTTGATAGATTAATTCTTGAGGAACATTTACAAACAGATTCTTCCCCTCTGAAAGAGTAAAGCTTCCATTTTCAAAATCGACTGGATTGTTAAAACTCCAATAATTTCTTCCATATTTCGAATAGTAAGAAATTTCAATATCATTTTGTTCATGTCTAAACTGCCCATCAAGAGACATGATGATTGAATTTACTGTCCACTTATAAACAGTTCCTTTATTTGGATCTTCTTCTATTGAAAAATTAGAAAAATCCTTCAATATGGCTTTTGCCCAAGAAAACTTTTCTTTATGTGCATCAAAAACGCCCCATAATTCAACACTTTTACTCGCGTATTTTCCGCCCCAGAGCATACTCATTGAAGCAGGAGTATAAAGAGCATCTTCTAATTTTACAGTAATTTCCTTTCCATAATCCCAAGTAATTAAATGGGGATTACCAAGACCGCCACGAGCCGAAGTCTGTTCTGCTGTTTGCTCCACAGATGATATCTTTAGTGTATCTAAATATAAAACAGGAATGTAAATTTCTTCATCATTTTCATCTAATTCTATAGCATAAAGAGTAACATCAGCTACCTCTTTAATACCATACTGTTCAAAGATATTCATTTACATCCCTCCTTAATCACTTAAAACTCTTGTTGAGCTATCAACAATTTCAATTTCTCCATTTTCATTAATAATGGTTCTTTCTTCTGTTTCATATGCAATTAGTTCCATCATAATACCATTTTTAGGTCTTGCAACTTCAAGATCTAAATTAAATACAGTTGGATCTCCTGCCGCCTCAAGTGTAATAGAATGTTCTGATTTTACTTTACACATTGGAAATCTTAATTGCATTCTTTCATCTTCGCCAGTGTCTCTACTTCTAATATAGGTCTCTCCAACAAGCATATATAAACCAGGGAATTCTCCTGCTTTGACCTCAATTTTTTGAGCTTTTAACTTCTTCTTTACTGGTGCCAAGGTAAGAGATTTGATATAATAAGTTTCGCCTTGATGGAACCAATAATCATCCGGATAGGGAGACATTGTTTGTGGATTAACATATGCCCATAACTTTCCATTTTTTCTTTTTGCTTCTAAGGATTCTCTATCTTTTTGAAGAACTGTTAAGTCTTCTTTTTCTTCCATATCCATTGGTATAATTTCTAAAATATCATTTTCATATTTAGTTATTAAATAATAAATCATCTCATTAATACCAGAAAAACGTAGCCATAAGTCTAAATTTTTAAATTGACTTAAAATTATGTCTGCTTGAGGTTCATACCAAGTTTTTCCATCTTTAGAAAAGTATGCAAAATACTCGTCATTTGCATCAATACGAATACATAGATATTGAGCCTCTTGCGCTTTCATTTTTTCATCGGTATCTTGCGGCGGCGTCCAAATTGCTTTATTATTTCCAATTTCAACCATGTTTCCACTTGGTTGATTTGGTACGGCTTCTTCTGCTGACGAAGAGTTGTCATCTTCTGTTACACTACGATCTACAATAAGATTACCAACAGGAATACCATTTCCATTGAAAGAATTAATCTTATAAATAATATTGAACTTATTCTCTTCAAGATTATCATTGACAATAAGCTGAGAACTTAAATCAATTGGATAAATTCCACCTTCTACATCAAAAAATTTATCTGGAACAACAGCAATTGATTGGATATCTGACTCAACAAAAGCTCTCCAGCGATAAGTGTGGTTCAATACATTTCCGAAGCCCATAATTGTTGTGCCATCAACTATAGAAGACTTTAATAAAAAATTATTATAATCCTCCCTTGGATCGTCTTTAAGCTGAGGCAATAAGAAACCAATTGTAGAAGCATTTCTATCTGCTTTTGGAAAAATCACCTTCTCCATTCTTGAAATTTTTTCAACGTTCCTCTTGTCTTTCCAAGTAATTCCAAAGTCATGATCTATTTTTCCATTTACCCAATCAGTACCTAAAATGCCGCCCCAGCACAATCCCAACGATGCTGGTGTACATAAAGCATCTTCAAGAGTTACATTAATTTGCTTACCATAATCCCAGCAGATAAGTCTTGAATTTCCCAAGCCACCTTCTGCCCAAACATTTTCTGCTGTTTTTTCAACCGAAGAAATCTTTAAAGTATCTAAAAACAAAGCGGGAACACAGTATGTGCCCCCGCTCCCATCTTTCTTTTTATGAATACTATAAAGAGTTACATCGGCTACTTCTTTTATTCCATATTGGTCAAAAATGTTCACCTTTTAACACCTCTTTAAGAATTAGTACTCAGTAGCTCCGATATATCCAAGATCGTCTGTCATATCTGCATTAACCTTAAACATTTCAGCGCTGTCAAGAAGGTTGAGGTTCTCTGTATCCTTAACCATTGTAGAACCATCGTTCTCCTCTTCGTTCTCAACTACATCATACTGAATAAGCTTAAGCATTACGCCATCATCAGGACGAAGAACAGTAAGATTCATAGAGAATACAGATGGATCGCCCTCTGCCTCAAGAGTAATAGTCTGCTCAGAAGACATCTTAGCCTGAGGAATAACGAACTGGAATCTCTGGTCTTCACCAGTATCCTTGTTTCTTGCAAATGTATCGCCGACAACTTTGTATGTTCCAGGGAACTTGTCAGCAGAAATCTCAATTGTAGTACCAAGACTATTGTCACCATAAGCAACAGAACGAGTCCACTTCAAGAATGTTTCGCCCTCTGCGATAGGTGCGCCGTCCTGGTAAGGCTGCATTGTTGCGAGATCAATGTAAACTGCCTGTGCAGTAGTATCTCCTTCAGAAGGAACACCTCTGCTATTACCAGCAGGAACAATAAAAGAACGCTTAGCAGTGCACTTTTCAGTTCTATCAATTCTCTTTGTTTCCTTTACACCCTTTGTGAAGTCTCCGCCGTCATAAGAACCAAGCATTGCACTCATAGAAGCTGGGCTATAAAGAGCATCTTCAAGAGTTACAGTAATTTCCTTACCATAGTCCCAAGTAATAAGCTTAGCATTACCACGGCCGCCTGTTGCATCAGTAGACTCAGCAGTCTGTTCGATAGTAGAAACCTTAAGTGTATCAAGGAAAAGAACAGGAACATATCTGTTTACTCTCTTCTGTGTCTTACGAACCTTAAGGGAGCTTACTGTACATACTGCATCGAAAGACTCATCAAGAATTGTCGCATCAATAACATGGATAAGACCATTGTCAACAACCTTTGCACAGCCATCAGATGTAATATAACCATTTTCATTAACCATCCAAGCCATCTTCTCGATTCTGCGTTCGCCGTGACGACCAACCTTAAAGATAATACCCTTATCACCAAGAATTACAAGTGCAAGATATTCTACACCAGTGAAAATATCATCTGTGTAAATAAACTCTTCCTTAGTAACTTTGCTAACAAATTTAAATTTGCCTTCTGTATCCTGAGAAAGCTTCTTATAATTTACATTTCTAAGAAGATAAATATAAGAACTAGCTGCAATTTCTGTTGTACCTACATTTACATAAATTGCTCTATTAGATACACCATCTGGAGTAACTTCAACTTCTCCACTAAGCTTTGTTAAAATGCTCAAAACAGAATCTAGTGTGTACAAAGATGTTACTCCACCAGTATACTCATAATTTTCATCAAGGTCAGAATCAGTATCTACGCCTACTTTATAACCACCAGTAAGAGAAGTTGGTCCAGTAACGCTAGAATCTTCTACTCTATCCAATACGCCCTTCTTCTGTCTTAAAGCAAGAATTGCATCATTGATACTATCACAAGCGCCTTGATTCCACATTGTTAAGGAACTAATTACGGAATCTTTTGCATCTGTTACTGCAGTGCCATCTGCAAGAGTCAACATTGTAGGGTCAAAATAGCCCATTTCATCGTCAACAACAAGCTCTGCATAATCTTTATATGCAACGTCGTATGCCTTTGCCTTCATTGTAAAAGTAAAAGCCTTAATAGTATCATTAATAGCTTCTGTACTATAAGTATTAGCTTCAAAATTACCTACCAGGCCCACAACTACAACTTTCTGAGTTGAGTTTGGTGCTGCAGCAAAATTATCATTAAATTCAATTTTGCCTTCAAAAATATTTAGTGCGTCAGCATCAAAAGAATATCTTACACCAGTTTTAGTAATCAAGTTTTGATTTTTAGCAAAAATATCAAGAACTTGCTGCTCATAATCTACTTCATGATTATGTTCTACAGTAGCATCAGTTACCAACTGTGCGTCTACAAAAACATATGCTTCAAAACCTTCATCCACACCAGCGCCCTGTTCATCCAAAGGATAAACCATCTGAAGCTCAAGAGCTCCCTTTAGGATAGTAGCAGCACTAATTTCTCTCTGAGACTCGTAAACTTCGTCTTTCTTTTCAATACGATAGAAAGTAACATCTGCTACTTCTTTAATGCCGTACTTTTCAAAAAGATTCATATTAGCCATACTTTAAATTACCTCCTATTTTTCCTTGAGGCTCTCGCCCCAATATTTTGTTTTGAGTTTCTTTGAATCTGCTCCAGCACAAAGCATTTGAATATCTTGATTCCATCTTTCCCTCGCCTGATGACGTTGGATTAATCCATAAAACGCATAAAGCGTTTTATGGGTGTAATCAATCCCAAATGTTTCTGCTATTTCTAATAATTCTGCAAGTGATTGTCCATCACCTTTTTTTGCTTGCTGTTTTCTTTTCGCCGCATCTCTAGCCTCTCTTTTGAGTCTAAATTTACGAGCAATTGCAGATTCATTCTCTGGCGGCGCCTCTTTAACTTCTTTTCTGTTTTGTATTCTCAAGATATCTTGAAAATCCGCAAAATTCTTCTCTGTTATAAGACGCTTTTCCTGAGGAGGACCAACAAGCACAGAATTAATTTTAGGAAGTAGTAATATATCTTCCTTAATAAAAGTAGAAAATGCTGACTGGAGTTCCAATAAAAACATATCGTCATGAGCAGCGCTCTGGAGAAGATATGATAAAGGATATATTTCCTCTATTTTTGGCTCCTGTCCTGTTTTTTCTTTTATAATTTTTGCAATATCGGTTTCAGTTAATAAAAGTAATCCAAGCCTTGCATTATAATTATTAGTTCCCATTTCAATAATATCATACATTGTTCTAGGAACTATTCTACAAACCCCATTTAAAATACTGGGCGCGCCCACATAAGCTTGTTCTTTTATTGTTTCTACTTGATTAGGAGAAAGCATTTATTTTAAACCTCATTAAATAAGATCCCATTTCTTCTGTGAAGACACTGGCATTAAAGCCCAAATATCGAATCTCACCAAGCCCATTCAATCTTTTATCTTGGAGACTCTTTCTAATCTCAGACATAATTGCAAAGGGGCGCAAAGTATCTCCTGTAATTAACCATTCTTTAAATGGACAATAAACACTTACAACAAAAGATAAATTTTCATTGTCTGAGTTTAAACTATTAGCTTCTCCTTCATCAAATAATAAAACTACTTTACTTTCTGTATTTTGATCTTCTGCTGTAACTAATGGAATTACTCGAATATTATTATGAAGTAATTTTAATCCATTAATATCATTGGGATGGGTTTCTTTATTTAAAGGATCTAAATCGGTATTAACTAAGAGTCTACATAAATCTTGGTTTTGAATCAATTTCTTAGCTAATTTAATTAAATTTTTCCCTGTTTCCTGTCCGTATTTTACAGTTGACTCCATTTAATCCACCCCTATCTATTATTTAAAAAGAAGTTGGTTTCATCATCAACCGGAATATCTGCTGAACTTCTAGGCTCTGGTTCTGAAATAAGTTTCTCAGATAGGGAAATATAGGCAATATTGTCTATACTTATATCATCTATGCCACTAATTTCAAAACCTTTTTCTTTATATTCAAAATAAATATCCTTCTTTAAGAAATCAAATTTCTTTGTAATACAACGAATCTCGCGCTGCGGTTCTCTATAAGAAGTATCAGTAAAAGAAAAATAGTCTTTCACCAAGGAGGCAGAGGCATTTACAAATTTAACAGGAATACTATATATAGTATCTCCATATTCATTTGTAATATTAATTTCACTATCCAGACAGATTACCTTATAAGATTGATAGCCTTTAGTAATATTTTCTTCACAGAAAATAACTAACCAAATTTTATCATACTCAACTTCTTTAATCTTTTGAAAAACTCTCAGTATATCGCCAGTTTTTAGTGGCGCGGCCATAGTGGAAATCAGTAAATTTGAAATTAATTGACTCTCATTCCATTTATTTGGCTGAAGTGAACAGATAACATCACTTTCTTCTCCGTTAATTTGATAAATATTTGCTTGATATTCTGTTTTCTTAAGAAAAAGCATATCAAATTCTTTCTCTTTACGAGTTTTAACTCTTTCCTGTTGAGTTACTCCTTCTCTATTCATTCTTTTTAAATAAACATCTTCAAAATAACTCATTCCACATCAATCCTATCAAACAAATTCATACACTCAAAAATAGTTTTTCTGTAGTATTTAAATGATAAATATCTACATGCAGACAATTTATTAAAAAGGGTATAATATTCAATAGTTTTTTGATCTTCTTTATACCCTAGTAGCTCAATTAAAATGGTATCCAAAAATTTCTCCCATTCTCCATCCTTTTCTCTTTCTCTAAGAAGTCCATAAAGCTTCTTTTTCATTTTATCACGATAACCTTCGCAATAAATTTCTTTAATATCTAAGTCTGCCATTACGATTACCTCCCGCCAGTTTTCTGTACCTAAACGGTTTTCTTTTGACTGAACGGTAGTAAATACTTTCTAAATCTTTTGCTTCATCAATAACTTGCTGTCTCAATGAAATAAAAGTCTTTAAAAGATTTGCTTGAGAGAAATCGCTTTCTTCATACTGAGTTTTTATATTTTCCCAAGAATCAATTGTTCTTTTTAGCCATTCTTGTTTCATATAAACAGCTAAAACTTGAATTTCATCTTGGCACATATCTTCATCTACAAAACATTGATGTTCTTCATCTATTTCAATTTTGCAACGAGGAAATTTAAAATATGGAATGGCAGAATTAAGAATTGAACGCCAATCTTGAATGAACCATTCTAAATCCTCAGGTGTGCGACATCTTGCCCAGTCGTCCTCATTAACCTTACTAAGGAAAGCATCATATACATCCATTAAAGTAATCATTATATCACCTTAATTTACTTATTTTCGCTTTGATTCATTTTTGCTTCAGCTTTCTTTACATCCTTATTTCTTGAAATTGCCTTGAGAATATCTACATCAGTTAATTCTCCGATATAATCTGTCTTCTGAACGTCTGCAATCTCATGTAAAATTGCATAATTAGCAACTTCTCTTACCTGTGTTTCAGGCAATTTATCAATTTCTCTCTTAAATACAGAAAAAGGAACATTAGTTAGAAGATTATTAATCTGCAAATCAGAAAGTACAATAATATTTTCTGGCTCAGTTGCATCTTCTGGCTCAAGCCCCAAATCAATCTTATCTTTCATGTCTGGAATATAAAGAATTCCTCTGTCAATCATAACTCTTACTCCATTGTCCCAGAGCATCTGTTCTACAGCTTCATAAGGAAGTGGAATAATCTGTCCTTTCTGAGTCCATCTACGATTAATACCATATTCAGGTTTTTTAATTGAAACAGTCTTGTTGACCATATTCTGTACTTTTACCATTCTTTGTGCCATATTTAATTCCTCCTTTTAACTCAAAAATGGTGAGTGAGTATGACTCACTCACCACTTTCATCAATATATTATATTTATTTTTAAATTAAGCAGTTTGAGAAGGATACTTAGTGTTCTCTACGCTAAGATCTGTGTTCTCATAAATGCACCAGTTGTGGTGAGTAAGGATTGCAACACCAATCTTCTTATAAACTTCAATCTCAAAACTTCTATCTCTACCACGGAATTCATCAAGACGAGTCTGTCCCTCAAATACAATCTTAACAATCTTTTCTCCACCAGTTGGGAAGATATAAGCAAATCCGGGATTAATCTGTGTAACTTCGTTAGTCTCGTCAGTATAAGCCTGAGGAAGCTGAACAATTGGGTTACCACGGAAGGACTGGATGAAACCAGTATTAGCAATAGATTCAATATCACGAGGGCTATATACGGGAGTTGCATAGCCGCTTGCTGTAGGAGCTGAAAGAATAGGAGGACCGATTGCATCAGGACCCATTTCTGCGATGAACTCAGGAGCAGCAAAGATTGTTGCGCCACCGCCGTAGCTTCTTGCAATAGCACAAAGCTTAGCCATTTCATCGGCATCGAAACCAGCGGTAACTACAGCATTCTTAGCGGGTCTGTCTTCTGCATTAACAGAAGCGATAAGAGCCTGCTGAACCATGCCCATGATTCTCTCCTGAAGACCTTCAAGAAGGATTTCTGTAGATTCTGCGATATCTTCGTCGCCGCAAATATATCTCTCATAGTCAATGTAAGCAGCGCCGCCAATTGCCTTACCGCCAAGCTCGAATGTATCGCTGTCAAGTCTAAAGCTCTCGTAAGCACCAGAAAGTCCAACCTGTGTAATGAACTGCTTAGCTCTCTGACGTCCTCTCTTAACCTTAAATACAGCTCTCTGACCGTCACCTACAGTCTTAATTTCTGCAAAAGTACCCATAACGTCTTCTACATACTTAGGAAGAATTTCATCATAAGCCTCTTCCATGATCTCAAAAAGATCAAGCTTATTTCTCTGGAAGCTTCTATAGTCGCTAGCCAAAGCATGGATCTCTTCTCTTAGAGTATCCTTAATATCTGAATTTGAAAATTTAGTAGGATCTGGATTAGTGCCTCTAAATGCACAAACTACTAAATCTTTAATATCGTTCTTATTAGCCATTATTATCTAACCTCCCTTTCTTTAAAATTAAACAGTAGGCTTACGAACCATCTGGAACATGAAAGCCAATGAGCCATCTGCATTAGTGTAGCACTTAACAACTTGTGCATAAACCTCACAAAGAGCATCTGCTACAGCAGCACCAATTACAAGCTTACCATTAGAACCTTCAACAACATATGCGTATACATCTGTACCTGCAGCCAAATCAGCCTTAACTGCATCATAAAGCTCCTTAGAAGTTTCTACTGCATAAGCTGTATCATCCCAAGCTACGCCATTAAGAGTAAGTCTTTCGCCCACTTCTGTGTAACCAAGTCTAGGGAGATATTCGCCATGAATCATGCAATAATTTCTACGACCAGGAGTAAACTGGTTGTGAATCATTTCAGTAGAATAACATACACCCATTGGGAAGCCCTTATCACTGAGCTCCTTTGTAGGAACAGTAACAATCTTATTTGCCTTATCAACAACATAGAAAGAACCGTTCTCTCCGTAAATCATACCTGCCTCTGCTTCTTCAGCTGTCATAGGGAAATGAGAAGCAAAAACTGCGGGATCAAGCTCGCACTGTGCTTCAATTCTGCCATCGCGAGTAAATGATACCTGGTTAGGCTCAATCTGGCCATAACCTCTACAATCAAAAAACTTAATTGCCATTACTTATTACCTCCATTCTTATGTTTATTTAAGAGTCTAATGACACCTGATTCAGTTTTACCATTGTCAGGATTGCCACCTTTAAAAATAAGACCGCTATCTTCTTTCTTAGCGAAAATTGTGGGGTCTGCTTCATAAGCAGCTGTACAAACTTCCTTCTTAAAGTCTGCAACTTCAAAACTATCCATTGCATTCTTAAAGTTTTCAATCTGTTCGTCTGTCAAATGTGCAGAGAATTCATTAATAATTGCAGTCTTCTTTTCAGTTTCAACGTTCTTCTTGAAAGCTTCAAGAGATTCGTTCTCACTAATAATGTCATTTTTCTCTTTCTCTAATCTAACATTTTCAGCAGTTAAGTCAGAGATTTGAGTTTCATATTCAGTGATCTTTGTTTCTTTCTCAGAAATAGTAGCTTCAAGAGTAGTCTTCTTGCTTTCAAATTCAGCAACCTTGTTCTCAAGCTCTGCCTTTTCTGTAGTTAAAGTTTCCTTTTCTGCTTCGAAAGCAGTCTTTTCTCCTTCTAATTCACTTACCTTACCTTCAAGTGCGGTATAAGCTTCTCGCGCCGCCTCATAAGTTCCACTAATTGCTTTCATAGCCTCAAGTGCAGAATATTCAGAAGCTGTTACATCTGTAATCTTAACATCCATAATCTCGCCAAGGGATACATTATCGCCATCCTTAGTGTAGTAAGCTCTATGATAGCCAGTCTGGTTTACATAAAGAGCATAATCATCGTAAACGTCAGTTACGATACCATTAAGCTCCCAATTACCCTCTTCATTAAAATTAGGGTTAATAAGGTCAAATAGAATATCTGCCTTTTCATTGTCAGAAAGTCTAAACAATGTCTTGTCCATCTTCTCACCTTCCTCCTTCTTAATAGTGTTATCAAGTTGTTTAATATAATTTACACAGTTTTGTAAATCTTCACATAAGCTAAAGAATGCAGAACCTTCAAAGCAGGGTTCAACATCCCTGCCTAAAGTTTGAAGTCCTACCAAACTTCCCTTTAAAAAATGGAAATAAGGTCTGCCATCACTTTCGCTAATTCTCCATTCTCCCTTTAAGTTGCCACGAAAGATTTCCATTGACTGTGGTTTACCAGGTATTAGACTTGCTTCTGGATAAAGTCCTGTAAAAAGATAAACATCAGCAGTTGCGTATTCTCGCTCTACTCCGTCTTCATCTACATGCTTTTCCCAAGCAAAATGATGAGTTTCTGGAACAATACCATAAATTCTACCATCAGTATTGTCTTCTCCGTGATCCTCAAAATCAACTTCTCCGTAATTAAAAATACCTTTAATTGGAGCATATGGGAGAGATGAAATTAATTGATTTGCAAAATCATCTGATATATATGTGCGATTTCTATTCATGCCCTTATAAAAAATTCGAACTCTACTTTTAGAAATCGTATCTGTAACAGTTTCTATGTTGCCATATGTAGTTACATCAAAATTTAAACATACATTATCAAAATTAATTACGCTCATTCTTCTTTTTCACCTCCGCCATCATTTGTATCTTCTTTCTCTTCTTTTTCTTCGGTTTCTTCTGTATTATCTGCTTTTTCTGCTGCTTTCTTTTCAGTATTCGCTGCTTTTGTCGCGGCAGCAGTAATTGCATTTGTTTTACCAGATTGAGTATATGCAGATTGCAATGGTTTAAGAACTTCATCGAGTTCAAGTAATTCATTTTCAAGTTCCTTGAGATCTGCAAGGCTTGTCTGATCAACACCCGTAGAAAGAATTGGAGTTAAGAAGCTATATCCAAATGCTGCTAAATCTTTCGCTCTGCTTGTATATTCAGAGCTATTATAGTAGCTAATTGGCAAAATTAAAAATTTAAATTTTAGCTTTTTAGAACTAAATTTATTGTTAATTAATACAGTGAAAAAATGAGCAAATTTCTGTCCAAGAATCATCATCATAGCCAAGTCATTATTCAAAGAATATTGCAGGCCGGCATCCGTAGACGCACAGAATAATTCTTTTGAAATACCTGCCGCTTCATAAATTAAATCTTGAACTGAATCAATAGTTGTCTTTTCATCATCATCACTACTTAAATCAATCAAATCAATGTCATTATAAGTTGTAATAACGTCAATATCTGGATTATCCTGTAGCATTGAGATAACACCTTCATGCATCTCTTCTGCTTCATCGGGTTCAAATACCAATTTCATTCCATCTGTTCCAACTTTTTGAACGAGAATACGTCCTAAAGCTTGGAGATTTCTTTTCTTATCGATTTCTTTGTAATCGTCTAAATCGTCAAGTAAAGGAATTAAATCCATAAAGAATGGCTTTTCTTCAAAATATGAGAAATAAATTCCCATCTCGGCAGGAAGGAAAATCCATGCATCACCATTATTATGCTTATAATTATAATAACTCTTCTGAATTATTTTCGGATAAGTTTGAACAATTTGTTTTCTTAAATTTGCGTCAGTAATTGTATCAAAGAATTTCATACTAAATTCTACAATATCAACATCTTGCTGATTCTTAAAACGACTACGACAATATTCAAATGGCAAATCTTGAATTGCAATATATTCACCAGTATCATGAATTAATCCATAATATGCTCCTTTTACTAAAATGTCTTTTGCAAATAAAGCACATTTTCTTTCAATCTGGAAAGAAGTACAAAAGTCTGATGCTTCATCATACTGATTAGTAATTTTTTTATCTTTTAATTTATCTTTTCTATTTCTCACATGAGGAACAAGTAACCAAGAATAAGTTAAAAATGTTGCATAATGTAAAATAATTCTTTTATAAAGACCACTCACAGAAAAGAAATGTTCAGATAATGCTGCTCTTTCTATTGCATCTCCTCTTTCAACAATTCTATGAATTTCCTCTTTTGTATAAAGTCTATGTCGTTCTCTTGGGCTTTTACTGTCTGATCTTACATATGCACTCTTAGATGTTGCAATCATGGCAGAAATTGCTTTCTTAAAAGTTGTCACTCGCTGTTGTAAAAGTTTTTGCGAATCCGATTCCAAATTTGGATTAAACTTTTCATCCACTTATTTTCCACCTCCGCACTTAAAGAATGTAAGTTTTCTCTTACCTCCTAAACCCCTGTTGCGGCGGCGAGAATTCTTTTCATTCTCCATTTCAACCATACGATAAACCCCCATTTCTAAAGCAGAAAATTTATCCTTTAACATTCTTTTGTTAATTTGCTCTACAGCAATTTGGTTGCTTACACCAGTAGGTTTAATTTTTAAGTTCATAATCTCATTAATGAGAATTGAAGTTAATTCATGAGGCATTAGACGTGCGATTCTTTGTTCTGGTTTCATCCTTTGTCCAATTTTAGTTGCCATTAATTTTGTCTTAGCTTCTTGTTCTGAAATTAAGAAGTTAACACAACCAGAATATACCTTAGCGTATAATGCAGAGTGCATATCACTATTCATCTGTCCACTGGCTTTTACACCATAAAGAATTTTAGGACAATTACGAGGCTGAATATTATCATATTCGTCTCTATTGAAGAATCCATAGGCCGGCAAGAAAATATTTCTATCAGGATCAAAAGTCTCTTTAATCATATAATCCGCAAAAGCGACACCAAGACCATTAATATCTATGATAACCTCTTTTGGATTAAAACGTTCAA